TGGTTGCGGTATCGTGAATGCGAAGGCCAGCACGGTTCCGGCGGCCTCGTCATCGAGCACCGTGCCCGCCATACACTTCTCAATGGTGTCGTCTTCGCCGATTTTCACGGTGGGAAGCGTGCCGGTTCCGATGGCGTAAGTCTCATCGACTGTCACCAGCACGAGGCAGGCGCGGTCTTTCGTGGCGTTGGCTGCGATAACGGTTGTGGTCGCGGCGTCTGTCTTCGTGACTGACACAGATCCGCCAAGGCCTGCGGTCAGAAGGGCCGCAACACCCGCGCCGTTTGCGAGCATGGACGATTCGACCTTGCCCGCGCCGATGGTAGTTGCGCCGGTTGCGCCAATGGTCACATCGCCGGACATCGCAACGGATTTCAAATCGGTTCCATCGCCGATGAGGATTTGCCCGGAGGTTTTCGCGGCCAGAGCGGTCGGAGCGTTATCTGCCCCGCCCACGATGATAGACCCCTGAGCGATGGCGTAGAGTTTCGCCAGCGTAACCGCATCGTCTGCGAGGTCATCGGTAGCAATCGCGCCGTCAGGGAAGTAGAAGCCATTCAAGCGAACCTGAATGGTTGCCGTTTCGCCGGAGCCGATGGCCTCAAGGGCCACGCCAAAAGGCTTGCCGGTTGCAACCTTGTCGAGCTTCGGGGTTGATTCGGCGGTGTAAAAAATCTGATCGCCCACGGCCACTGCGGAAGCACTGCCGTTGTTTGCCTTGACGCTGAGGTCAAAGACCCCGGAAGTCCGGCATACCGCATAATAGGGCGAGGCCGTTTCCGCGTCGGTCATCAGGACGCAGGGCAGGAAATCGCCGTAAAGGAAGGGATCATTCGCGCTGAGACCTGAGCCGGTCGCCAGCTTGATGTCCACTCCGGGTTGAATGAAGTTTGTACCCATTTTATTTTCTCCTTATAATCAAGAGGTTGAATTAGTTGCCGTCGTTGAAGTACAGGCCGCGCCAGTCAAGGGCTTTCGCGCCCGCATCGATCCGGACCTTGTATTCCACGCCATCCACGCTCCAGCCGTTCTGCGTTTCCAGATACGGGGTCTGAACGCCGTCGAGGAAGAACACGGTAACGGTTTTTCCTTTCTTGGCTGCCAGATACCAGGCGGCCGTATCGTCATCATCGAGCCGGGGGTCATAGACGCGGGTGAAATAGCTGCCGGAATACGGGTTGACCTGGGTTGATGCCATTGAGCTATCCGTTGCGATGGTTGAGGCGTCGCTGAAACGCTCGGACCTGAAAAACACTTCTGCCGTGCCTTCAAGGGCTTTCGGAGCAATGAAGAACTGCGGCCGGATGTTCAGCCGTCGGAGGCCTTTCGCGTCGGTCTGCGTTCCCATCGCGAGGATTCCCGCGCCGATGGTGGCAACACCGGGAGCGCCGCCGGAACCGTTGTCGATGAAGTTGCTGTGCGTCGCGTGAAACAGGTCCACGCCATCGCCCATATCGGCGTTGTCGGTCAGAACGGCATAAGCCACGTCGCCGATCTTGCGGGCGGCCGCTTCGCCTCTCGCGCTCACGCGGAGGATGGCGTTCAGGTCGTCGTTGATGATCGTCTGGCGTGTGATTGCGAACAGTTTGCCGTAGGTGGCAATGGCGTAGGATTCCTGCGCCTCGGTCTGGCTGCCGTACTTGTATTCTTCGCCGTCGCCGATGGTTTCCAGATCGTCGGTTTCGCTGATCCTCTGGCTGTAATGGGTTTTGAAATCGGACACGGACCCGGTGGCGCACCAGATATTCCACGTTTCGTCGGCGGTCTCGAATCCCTCAAACAGGGCTTTGTGGGCCACGTTCGCCAGGATGTAAGGAAAGTCAGAGGTGGTGAGCGCACGTCCAACCATTTCCAGCGGCCGGCCGGAATAGGGCTGGCCGGCAACGCGGAGAGAATGCCGGGCCATTTCTACCAGACTCAGGCCTCTCAGGTCGGTTGCGCCGGGTGCGGGGGTTTCAATTTTCAGATCGCCCCGGAGCATCAGCGCATCGGTACAGGCCGAGCGGTATTTGTCGCGCTCATCGGCTCCGAGCGTGATGTCCTTGCGGGTTCCGGGGTCAGGCGCCTGCTTCGTTGCGATGTGATCCAGCACGGCAGCGCGGGCGGCATCCAGATCGGAACCGTCCTTGATGAGCTTGTCGGTCAGGTCAGCCGCGCCGACCTTCTCGCACATGGCCCGGATCTCGGAAACCCGGCCGCGTTCCGCTTCGATGGCGGCCCTTTCAGCCTCTTTCCTCTCGTTGTCCTTGTCGGCGGGGGTTTTCAGGGTGTCCATGAAAGCCCAGGCCTCTTCCTCGGTTGCGGTGGCAGGTAGCCCGGACCGCTCCAGGAATTTTCTCAGTTTGTCATTCATCTTCGTTTCCTCACTTTTGCTAGTGGTTTGAGTAACTGCGTCTTTGCTTCGCGCCTGGGCGCGTTCATCGGCGGGGTAAAGGACGATCCCTAAAGATCGGGGCGTCCATTTGGTAGTAATCAGGATCGGGCCGGTATAGGTCCGGCCTTCGATTTCAGAGGTTTCGCCTTCGGGAATCCACGTTGAGACCCGGCCAGTGATCGGGTAGACGATGCTGAATTTGTCCAGATGCCCCTCTTTGAGCTTGATCCAGAACGGTTCCGCATCGTCTGAACTTGACATCACGACATCGCCGACAAGCTGGTCTCCTTCCGCTCTCAGGCGTTGGAATGAGCCAATCACAGCGGAGGCGTGGCGGTCATGCTCAACGGTCAACGGGATCTTGCCGGAGCGCGGAATTTGACAGCCGGACATCAGCAGGACTTCTTTCACCACGTCCCATCGCTCCGGGTCGAACACCATGCAGGGGGTTTCGGTTGCGCCGACCACGGTCACGGTTCGGGTTTCCTCGTTGAGAGTCGAGGGAACCACATCGGCGCTTGCTCGGGTGATGAGCGTTTTATCAGGTTCAGGCATTTGCTATTCCTTTGTGGTTTCAGCCGCGCCCAATGCGGCCGGGTTGTTGGCAAGGGCATTCGAGACTTTTTCAAGGGTCAGTCCGCGCTCATTCATCCAAGCGTCGAATTGCTGAATCTCATCCAGCACCTCTTCGGGATCGCGGCCCGTAACCTTGCGGATGAACTCTTGAGGGCTTCGCAGCCGGGTCTTGATCTGTTCGGCCCATGCTTTTGTTTCGCGCAGCGGGTCGATGGTTTCCGCGCCGGGGGACTGCCATTCGGAGCGCAGATATTTGGATCGGTCGGAAAAGTAGTCAGGAAATTTCAGCCGCCCGGACAGAACGGCAACGTCCATCCATTGACCGAGTACAGGCAGGCAGAGGTGGCGAACCATGCGGGCGATTTGGGGCCGGAGGGCGTGGGAAAAATCATTCCTGATCATTTTCCCGTTCGTGAAGCTCAAGCCTTTGTAGTCGCCGGAAAGAATCTCGTAAGGAATGCCGGAAGAAACCGAAAACATACAGAGAACCAGCCGGACGAAGGGTGAGAAATTCGCGCCGGGCCGGGGGTTGTTCGAGAGGGTGACTTTTTCGCCTGCCCTCAAATATTCAATGATGCCGTTTTCAAGTTCTTCGATTTTCAGGTTGTCGTCGTAGGCCTGGAGGCCCATCTGTCGGGCCATTGGGTCAGCAGATTCGACGAAGGCGAGCCATTTCGAGGCCATGTTCGCCGCGCTCAACTCGGAATCCATGAGGCTTGAGAGGTCTTTTGCTACCAGCACACCGCAGGTCAGGTCAGAAATTCCGCGCCGCTGGCCGGGACGAAGGGTCTTGAACCCATGAATCACATGCGAGGCGGGAACCCGGACAGCCTTGCCCCATCCGTCCGGGTCCGTGAAGTGGTAGGCCTCGATGATGCCGGAAGCGGTGTCGTATTCGACGCCCTGATCGACTGAGTTTTTCTTGACAACGGAGGTGACGCTTGAGGTCAGCCAGTCAGGCTCGTACATTCGGTATGAAATCGGAAATCTCCGGCCGATGATCTTCCTATCGATCCGGACTAAGAGAAATTCGCCGCATTCGCAGTCTTGCCGCTTTGCGAGTTGCTGCATCTCGAAGAACGAGAGCTTGCCTTCGGCGTCGGCTTCATCATTGAAATACTGGAATTCAGATTCGGCGGCGTCGATGGCTTTCTGATCGAGTTGAATGTCCTGCCCGGTGCGGATGCGGGCCTGATAGACGAGGCCCGGCCCGACTGTGTAGTCAACTGCGGCGTTGACAGCCCGCGCAAAATACGGAAAGTCCCTGACAAGCTGCCGGATGCGGTTGCGGACCGTGGCGGAGCTTGAGGAAATAATATTGTTGACGGTATCGGAGGCAGCCAGCCAGTTGCCGGTCATGCGGGAAGATTTCGCGGCGGCATAGGACTCGGAGCGTTTGAGGGTGGCCGCAACGGCCTTCCGGGCTATCCAGCGGAGGAGCTTATCGGTCCATTTCATTCGGAATATGCCCCGTTATGAGCGTATGTGCGGAAGGTTGTTGACCCGGTTTCGGCCCGGTAACGCGCCAGCAGAGTTTGCTCCCGCGCCTCAAGGGCGGTCAGATTGGCGTAGGTCAGCCGCTTGCCGTTCAGGGTGATGTCCTGGCCGGCCATGACTTTCGTTATTGCGGCCTGGACCTCTTCAATCTGTTCGAGCGTTGTCTTGATCGCCATAAAAAACCCCATATAGTGCGTCAATTTTATGGCACAGCTATATCATGGGGTTTTGGGCGAAAACGAA